GGGGGGTAAACCAAAAGTTAAAATAGTTTCCAATTGAATCACAACTTACTTTTGTGTAGGTTGTATCATAAGGAACTAACACTAAATTTGTTTCAACATCTCTAACCTGGTAATAAGTAGTTTGAGGTAGATATTTAATAGTAGTATATGGGTTTGAATCCGTAAAACTTCTTTGAGGATATGTTTCCCTACCAACCAAACGTATTTTAGCTTTTGAAAGTTCTCTATATTCTGATTTTAAATCTTTAGGGTATAGAGTTATATTATCTGCCGTAAGTGCTGCTAGTGAGCCTGTTGCGAATACTGAATCATCCCACCTAACTTCTAAGGTAGGTACATATATAGTATGTGTATCATTTGAAAAAAACTTAGATGAACCATATTTTATAGAACCAGTCTCAGCTGCGAAATCTCTTTTAATAATAAATCCATTATTTGGCCTAGAACCACTTATCCAATCTGTAACATAATCATTAACACTTACTTTTAAATCAGTAGTTTTCTTATTAAAAGTTTGAGAGTATGATACATTACTAATTGATGATGTGTACCAAGAACCACCACCAACGTTTTGAATGTATGATGCTTCAGATATTGCTGGTGCATCTAAAGAACCTGAAAATGTTATTTTAAAATCATCTAAGGATGCGCTTTGTGCATTTGAGCCTGTATTGTAATATGTATAAGCAAATATATAATCACCTGTTTTAGGGGGTGTGAGTGATATTGATTGTGTAGTATTTGAAGTAAATGAACTTTGTAATCCTGTAACACCACGCCTCAACCCTACACCATCGGTATCGTAAATTGTAAACCCAATATCACCATAATCACCTGGAGTAATTGAGGCTGATATTTGATAATTCAAACCACTTTGTAAATTTACTGAATATTGTGCATCCCCACCACCCTTATGTGAGTATAGGTTTAGTTTAGATTCCGATTGGAACATTCTAATATCAGATGAACCATCAAATGTATCTTTGACAACATTTCTTAATTTAAAGTTTCCTTCGTTTTGAGTAAAGGTATCCCATACTATTAAATCACCTGATTTTTGATATATATAAACTTCATCAAATGATCCTGTTGTTGATGTACCATCACCACTTCCATCAAAGAATGTAAATCTTAATTCGTGATTACCAGTAACAGTAGCTCCTAAATCAAATGATTGAGTTGATGATGCTGTTATAGCTCCTACCATTCCGGCATAACTTCCTTCGGTTTTTACAAGACCATTTGGGTCTTTTATCCTAAAGGCAACATCATCAAATGATTGTGGGTCTATTTGGAATTGTACACCATAATTTATTCCACTTTGTAAATATGCAGGGAATACTAATGTAGTACCAGCAAAGTTTGATGCTGATATAATTAGTTGTTGGTTTACAACTGTTGCAAATGGTGAGTTACCATTAAAGTCATTTATAGATTCTGTTAGATGTGCTGAACCACTTCCGTTAGCAAATCCTTCATATAATATAACACCCTCAGTTGGTACTGTCTTTAAAGCTTTACCATTTAATATTTGTGCGCTAGTCGTAGGCCAAAGAGAATCATTAGTTCTTCGTTCCCAACTTACACCATCTTTATTAATTGGGCTTGTATGATATTGACCTGCACCCTCACTCCAACTTTGAGAAACAGGATATACTTCTAACTTATACTCAGTTAGAACTTCATCTTGTGTTGTTGAATTTAAGTTTAATTGAAACTTAGGTGATGTTATTTCACCAGAGGCAATTGATTGAGATATTGATGTTAAATCAAATTGAGTAAGTATTCTAGTATTACCGATAGGCAATTTCTGAGAATCTACATCAAAGAGTTTACTAACTTCTAATATTTCATCTTGACCTGTATTTTGAGCTCTACGAATTGTATTTTCGTAAATGGTAGAGTCTTTTTTTCCGTATATTCTGTATATCATAGTGTTTCCTCTTTTAGAAAGATTGGGTTATTACCTGTCCTCTAATATCCTGATTTGGGAACTTCACTTCGAATATAGCCGCATCCATTGGTGGAAATATAACACCACCCTTAGTTGCGTTTTGAATACTATATTTGTTCGGTGAATAGTTTCCGTTAAATTTATTTGAGATTTGTAACCCACCGACACCTTGCTTATCAGGTCTTACAACAGTTTGAACACCATCTACTTTATCAATTTCAACGTATAGTTTAGATAAGTTAATTGGTTCGTTTATTCTCCAATTGTCAATATTAAAATAATCTTTCAATCTATCGATAGCTCTTAGTAAAACTTCATTTGAGTTAAACTCAGGTAAAACTATTATTTCAAAGTTAATACCGATGTTAACTATATGAGCATCTTTAATATTAACTGCATCTGTTAACATTCGGTGATATGATATGTAATTTTTTAAATTATATTTAGTTGCATCGTTTAGTGGTAATAAGTTTTTTTGATTATCATACCCTAATGTATATAGGTTTAATGCTAATGGGTTTGGAATTTCAGTATTGATAAACTTCCCATCTGCTTTTGTTTGTTCTAATTGATAATCTTGAACTAAGTATGCTTTTGCTACTGAACCAAATTGTGGTGGGAGTGCGTAACATCTCATTACATAATCCTCTCTCGTTACAGTTCTGTTTTGTGCAGCAAAGAATGCCATAGCATTCTGTCTAATTTCTTCTTGTGTTTCTGTAGTTTTACCACCAACTGCTGGGTTTGGATTTGAACACGCCACCGATTGTCTAATAAATGATACAACAGTTCTGTTTAAGTTTATTTCATTTTTAAATTCGGTTGTAGATGCAAGTACACTTACTAAATCTTTAGCTGGTACATTATCTACTATACCATTACCTATTACATACTTAACTGTAAGTGTTGTGTTTGATGGTGCTACTCCATATGTTTTAGTATATAAAAAGTTTGATGGGTCTAATGATGCATCTAAGTTCTGATGTTCTGTATATAAACCAGAACCAACATTATCAGGATTAGGAATTATTTCTTCATCAGCGTTTGATGAGATACCAGCACCAAACTGAATTGCCATTATACCATCATCTTCAAAATTAGTTGTATATCGTTTTGGTACTCTATTAAGTTCTAATAGGTATGGGGTATCCCCACTATACTTATGAAGTTCAGTTGAGTTATCTTCGTTGTTATCAATTTGTTGAAATACAGTATCTTGAGCTAAATAAGGAACTCTAGTCCATACATCAGCATCTGAATCTACTATCGATTTTACTCTAACTAAGTTTTCTTCTTCTAATTTTATTTTATCATAAATCTTTGCTGCCCCAAATGTGAATGTTTTTGATTTTTCTTTACCACTCGTAGCTCGTACTTGTTTCTTTAAAAGATAGTATACTGGTTCGTTTGTGTTTTCATCTACTTGATAGACTGTTACATTGGTTGGTTCAAATGAAGATGAGAATGCAAAATCAACTTGGCTTACTGTGTTGAATTCAACATTTGTGAAATCCGTACTTCCAACAATCATACCTTCTTTCAATGTCATAGCATAACTAAAGTCAGGCTTTACGTTATTACCACTTCCAATTGATGGTACTAATTGAAATACATCAAGTGTTACTGATGCTGGAACAATATTCTTTGGTTTGTACCCATATGAGTTTACGATATTAAATAAATTAGAATTTTCTTCTGCAGTAGTTAATAATGATTCTCTTAATTGTGTATCTGTATAAAATGATAATACATCACCTACATAAGATGCCATTTCCATAAACATCATACCAGGGGATGATTCATTAAAATCGTTATAAGTGCTTGGGAAATAGTTTTTAGAAAACTCAATTAAGTTTTTTCTAAATTCACCAAAATCTCTACCGATTAATGATACATCCTTTTGTACTAAATCTGTTTTTGTTTTTTTAGCCATAATCTTTAACCTATTCTATTTGTGCTCCATCAGCATCTATGAACAATATGATGCGTTGATTAGCACCCTGTTCTGTTACTCTAAAACTCAATTGGATTTTTAAAAAATTCCTATCATGCTCAATATCTATATCTATCTTATCTATAACTATGTAAGGTAGCCAAAATTTGATGTCCTTAGATAATATCTTTTTTAAGTTACCATCTAAATCTGAACCTATGTTTTCGAATAGTTGGGAATACACATCAGAACCAAATTCTGGTTGAAACGGGCGTTCCCCTTTTCTAGTTAATAATAAGTTTTTTAAATTAGAGATTGCTTGCTCTTCAGTTGTATAACTTAGAGAAAATAATCCATTCTTTTTTCCAAATGGCAACTTAATACCAACCGCAACATCTTTGTCGAAATCAATTGGATTATAAAAATACTCTTTACGTTGCTTAGCCATTTGCTTACTTTCCCTTTTTCTTATCAATCGCTTTTAACAATTGAGAATAATCTTTAGTCATAGCTCCAGCAACTGCAGCTACTTGTTCATTGTTAGTATCAACCACCCTACCATCTATATCGGTTGTTGGTACTACTGATTGAGAACCACCTTGCACGAATCCTTGAGCTTGATTAGCTCCATAAGTGGCATCCATATTTCTCCATTCCCCATCATTCATTGTATCGTTTAACATTTCATTCAACATTGGGTTTTTCATAAACGTTTTTTGTCTACTCTTCACATCGTTAGTTTCTTCTTTAAGAATTTCCGATAGATTAATATCCAATGGGTCTTTAACCTTTTGTGGTTTAGATTTTGTTTCTTTTATAATAGGCTTAGAAGCATTTCTAACTTCTGTAATAATAGGTTTAAGTTCTTCTCGAACTACCTTTCTTACTACTACTTCTAATAAATCTGCTAATTGTTTTGCTTTCATAATTGTGTACTTTATATATAAATATTAAAAATTATCTTTTTATATCATTCCAACCCACACTGCTGGTATAGGTCCTATTGGTATCGGTGTTATTGGTGAGCCTGATGTTACGAATTCAGTTTGTACCCCACCAACAGTTGATAAATGGTTGGTAAACGCTGTTACTAATTTTGTTGCGAATGGGATTCCGTATGGAATTTTCTGTGGTCCATCTGAAAATGCGGTTAGTAAATCATTTTGTAGTCCGGGTATCACTCCCCCATTATTTATAATATGTGATATTGGAACGGGTATTCCTGCTGTACCTGTCGATGCTGCCATATTCATTGGATGAAATGGTACTGGACTCATAACTGCTGATAACCAATATGCTGATGTTGCGTTTGCCCAATCCGTGAAGTGAGTTATCTTTGGAACACTTTCTGAATTTTTAATATCATTTAATGTTTTCATTATACCCATTTTGATTGGTTGATATGGTGCTTGTACCATTACCATATTAGCGTGAAGTGATGTCATAGCAGTTGCTACGGCTTTATGATACTCCGATGCAATCTTCTCAGCAGTTTCTTCCTCAGTCTTTTCAGTTGCTGAATTTAAGTAACTACCTACTATTGGTATGAATGTGGGCCAAAGTGCGGGCATATTATTGTTTCATTGCTTTTATATCAGAAACTATCTTTGCAACTTTACTAGCATTAGTAGCTGGTCCAGTTGGTCCGACACCAGTCGTATATGTTGCGGCTGCCGATGTTAAATCTTTTAATTCACTTGCTAAACTTTCTATCAATGTAAATAACTTATCCATTTCCATCTGCCAACCTGGTGTTGAGTTTATAATATCTTTGGATGAGTTTAAAATAATAAAATCACTTTTAGAATTCAAATAAACTCTATCAGAATTTAATACTATAGATGGTTTATCGAATTGTGATTGTGGGTCAGCAGCACCGATACCACTTTGTGCTGATGTTAATTTAATCTTCTGAGATGATGATAGCCATATTGATGATAAATCGGTATCAACATCCTCTATAATAAATTTGTTATAAGAACCACCACTACCTCTACCATTAGATAAAATTGTAATTGGGTCGTTATCAGTATCAGATGACCAGCTTGGAGTTTGTGTAGTCTTACTTCCATTTGGAGTAAATCCGAATCTCATTGAATGTCCAAATCTACCTTCGAATAACACATCCCCAATGAATGGTTGCAACGAACCTACATCAGTTCTTTCTGTAAATCCCTTACCTAATGATTTATCTGAGATACCACTTATAGATGGTGTTCCAGCCGCAGCTGCATTATACCCACCCGCATTTGGTATATTTAAAACCAAATCTTTAGAGGTAGGAAGTGCATTGTTATGTGGGTTTTTTTGTAAACTAACTGGGTTGAGGTAGTAGTATGTTTGGTTTTGTTGTTTTTGTCCTGCGGATGCAGTGGCTGATTGAGCTTGTAGTAATACAACAGCCTCACCTATTAGTGGTACTCTTCTCATACTCATATCATATGGGTATGCTTTTATCCCC